ATTTCTACTCCGGAGCTTGGAAAGTTCGGCATTTCGCCTACTCTTTCCTGGATTCTTCGCTGAATCATTTCCTGAATCTTGATATAATCTAGGTCATGTAGCAATTTATTGCTCTCATGCTTTAGAAGATCTCGAGCTTCCAAGTTATGGCTCACGAGGTCTAATTCATGTTGGGGATCAAGTAATACTTGCTCACCTGCATCAATTAGTAGTATCCCATAATTTTCTTTAGCTTTCTTTATTGATTTCAATACTAAAGGCTGAAGTTGTGAGATAACCCTTGAGCGCATCCGATGTAAGTTTTCGCGTTTGCTACTTGGTTTACCAAGTAAAGCAGATTCGAAATCTAACATTTGGTTGAGCGCAGAGGCTATCTCATCTAAATGGGATCCAAGTCCTTGATAGTTTAGGAGATTTGTACTAACGACCAGTCCGACGATAAATGCCATTGCTCTGTTTAACAGAGTTTGTGTCACATATCGTCGTACTTGAAAGTGATACACCCTATTGCCACTCCTTTTAGGAGCAGAAGCAATTTTCAAGTATACTTGATAATTATTTCTGAACTTATTAAGAGTCTCTAGCAGCGTAGATCGGATTGACCATCTAAACATGCTTTCCAGTTCGGGGACCGAAATCGGTACTTCGCGCTGGAACCATGCTATGAAGTTCAATACGCCCTCCGAGTTCTCATAGACGGCCTTCAACGTGTCTTCAGACACGCCGGGACGTAACGGGAACGTTGCTAGTGTAGAAGCTAGATCTGGATTGAAACCCAGACTAGCCAAGGCAATTGGGGAGACTGGTTCTGTAGTGTCATAGCCCATTCTACGGAATCGTAATTGGCGGAGCAGGTTGGGGAAGTCGAACGGATACTCCATTGCGCTTAAGAGCGTTTCTGGAGATACCGTCGTTATTTCCTCACCATCTGTGAACACTCTCTTAGCTATTTCAGCTGAGATCGTATTCGAGTTGCGTAAAGGATTACTACCCAGACCTGTCTGGGGGGTAAAACCTTTAATGGGAGATATATCTACTTGAAGTATAGTGCTCATTATTAATGAGTAATATTCTGCAAGTTTATGTCCTCTCATAGCAACATCGTCACCAATTACGACGTATAGTGGCTCTTTCGCTTTATATGATTTGCCAGCCAGCAATATAGCTGTTCGGCAAATTACATGATGCGTCAGAGCGAGCATGGCCCATGAACTATAAACTCCTAGGGGTTGTCCAACTGCGAAGGCGACCGATTCTTTACCTTTGATCGAGAATTGACGTTGCGTACAGATAGTATACCATCTGTCCGAAATTTCTCTTCCGAACATGTGTTGAAGGATTTCGCGTTGTAACGTGGCTGGAAGACGATCAGTGGCTTTCGACAGATCGAGGGAGTATACTCCCTGCGGTGCAATCTCAAGCGGATCGTTCGTCCAGTTCCGTACAATCTCTGCAACTGAGTCCTGGGACATTGTCCCATCTTCCCCTTGCTTTTCAAGCCAGTTGAAGATCCATTTATGGAGTCCTTTAAGTGCAGATTGCGAAAACCAATCACATATGGCGAAGTACCTTGTTTTGCCCCACGG